TCTAATGCTGTTTTACGCTTAGGAACAGCTATTCTAGGTACGTGCCCGCCTGTTTCCTCCTCATTGAAGTTAAGTTCTTTTACACGGCCTAGATCAGACTGACGTTTAGTAAGAACTTTTATTTCTTCTTCAGCACTCTTGATATACTTATCATACAAAGCCTGCTCAGAAGTATCTAGTTTTACCTTACCCTCAGCAGCTAGTCTCCATTTTTTACGAAGATCAGCAGTTACTCCATCTTGTGTAGCTTTTTGATACAAACCATCAGCCTTACCTTTAATACCAGCAATAGACAGAATAGCACGACCTGCTTTACCTACGGTACGTCCGAAGAGTTCAGTCGAGTCTGCCTCTCCTTGCTTACCTATAGCATAGAAGAGATCTCCTAGCTGAGTATGATTCATAGGGACAATACCTTCGTTAGCATACTTGGTATCATATAGCTTTTCTGCAGCTTCTCTGTACCCCTCCCCATACTTTTTAATCATACTGTCTATAAACTTAGTACGACCTGCATTAGTAGCAGGGTCCTCTATCATAGCAGCTACAGGCTCGTCGCTTCCTTTCCAGGGTGCAGGAGTATCAGCAGCTTCTATTAAAAGAGCTCCATGATCTAGTACATCATCTAAGGCTGTTCTAGCAGCCTCCGCTTTAACACCTAACCCAGTCTTAACAATAGACTTAAAATTATCCCAGAGAGAAGGTTCCTTACTACCGGCTGGAATAGGTTTCCCAGTCTCACCTATACTATTAAGATGCTTTGCTAGTTGCCTATCAACAAAGGCCTCTGATACAAACTCTCGTATATCTGCATGACCGTAATGATAATCTGTTGTGGACTTTTTGGATAATTCATAAAGCTCTTTTATAGCTTTAGCTGATGAGTGTTCCCCTATAGCTAATAAATGTATAGTAGCTGAGTGAACAGCCTCATGGATAAGGGTACGTACATCTCCCCCAGCACCTAGCTCTACTGTATTATCTCTAGGATAATAAAGACCTACCTTGGATTGATTATCTTTGTCTAGAAAGGTAGGTACTAACTTAGTAATCTTAGCTCCACGTACCCGTTCCGATCTTGCTAAGAGATCTATCAGTTGTCTCTGACCAGGTCTTCCTACATTAGCAGCCTTGATCTTATCAAATGCTTCACCTACAGTTTTACTTCCCCTAATTACATCATGAGTTTCCTGCCAAGAAGGAAGACCTTTATTTTTAACCGGGGATGCTGGTAAATGTTCTTCAAGATAATCAGCTTGTTTTTTGTACATCTCTGCTAATTTATTGTAATGCAATTCAGATTCTTTATCTCCTTTAGCAGAAGCTAACTTAGAATCTAGTTTAGCACTATCTATAGAAGTTCGTAAATCATCTAAAGTATTATATAAATCTTCTCTAATTCCAAATTTAGTAGAGTTATCTACAGCAGTAGTATATCTATCAACCTGTTTATTTACTTCTGATTGAAACTTATTTTCTTCCGGGGTAAGATTTTTTTGTTCTTCAGGAGCACTATCCTTCTGGATATTCTTATGAGACTTATTCCACTCAACAGATGGCTCTTTATACTCACCAGAAGAACGTTTATCTGCTATCTCACGCAAACGTTTTACTTCCTGACTTCTACGAGAGTCTGCAGTATAATGTGCATCTAATTTTTCAGGAAAGTCTCCCCAAGCAGATTGCAAGTAACCCTCCATAAAAACATCGTTATCTTTTAATTCTAGACCTTCATTGTAAAGTATTTCTTGTTCCATCTTACTATAATTATCATTCAAATAATCATTTATAGTATAGTCAGGGTTTTCACCAAGAGGCTTTTCTTTACTGAGAGGATGTTCAATAATCTCGAACTTTCCTTTAGGAATAACTACATTATCCTTTGTATTAAGTGCCCACTCTTCACCACTCTCCCGACTAATACCCTTAGGTAAAGCATCAGAATGAATCTTGATGGTCTTAGCCCCCTTAAAGTCAAAACCATTCGGGCCAGCACCTTTGATACGAGCAGCATAATCATTAGCTACATCTTGATTATGTGTAAGAGAAACACTAGTGGTCTGGCCACCAAAGTTATCGGAGGGTTTGAGAATCAGATTACCAGCAGCATCAATCTCTATCTCTGACCTAGTACCGTGATACAAATATTTTGGAGGAGTTATATCATCTAAACCAACAGGACGATGTGTGACTTCTGGTACTTTACCAAACTGAAACTCTTCTGCACCAGCAGTACGCATATCACCACTATGAAGACCCTCCTCTGGTTTCTCTAAGATATGTCCTTCTGGAAGTTGCCCAGTCTCTCTAGCACGAGTAGCAGCCTCCTCTCTAGTAAGGAATTCACCCGATTCTGTGACAAAACCCTGTTCATCAGTACTCTCTAGTTTACGAACTACATCATGCTTCGGACCACTGGTTTCAACAGTACCGTCTGGTTTACGAAAAGCAGTCTCAGTTACTTTAGGGATAGCAGTCTCAACTTTAGGTTTCCCAAGTGCCTCTTGTGTCTTTTTAAGTTCCTCTAATACAGGATCTACTCTCTTAGATACAGTAGAAGAAGTTCCTTTACCAGCAGCAATTATCTTGTCACCTAGAGCAGTAGTTTTAATAACAGCCCCACCTAAGAAATCAATTGATATTAAGTTCTTGTCAAAAGGGTCACCACCAGAAACAGCTCTATGAGCCATACCTAAACCTGCTGACAAAACACCACCTGTAGCCATTGCTACTGGTTTTTGTAAACCTACCATTTGTCCCGGACCAGCAGCTAGCCCAACAACCCCACCAAGAGCACTGACTATTGGATGCTGTTCTTGTTGTGCTTCTCTCGTTTTTACTATGTCAGTACCAAAAGTGGAGTCTACTAACCCCTCTAAAGTATGTACCGCCTTATAACCACCAACTCCTCCTACTATACCACCTACCAAACCACCAGCTACTTTGACTGGCCAAGGACCAGGCACCCTACTTCCCACGCCTACCCCATAAAGAGATGGGGGCGTGACAGCAGCAGACTCTGCAGCGCTGGCTGCTAAAGACTCTGCTTTAGTAGTTTTAATCTTATTAGGAGCATCCTTAGTAAATTTTGCAAACAAGTCTTCTTCATTACTAGTTGGAGTTTCTTTTACATATTGAGCAAAAGGGTCACCTGCCATATTAGTTCCTTATTTTACCGGTAGATGTTCTAGATTTAGATAATACTTTATCAGCGGCACCAGCACCAAAGTGAGAATCAAAAATAGCAACATTAGCTGGGGTATTATTATTTATTAGAGTTGCCTTGGCCGCTTCCCAGTCAGATTGGGATTTTACATTATCAGGTATATCCCCATCTTTCTCTGACTCTGGTTTAGCAGCAGCAGTACTCGCCTTTTCTTTCTTCTTATCAGCAGCACTAAGCAAAGGATTAGTCTGTCTAAGAATCTCCTGTCCCAGCTCTATGTTAGCATCTAGAGTTTTGATACGAGCTTCTCTGCTATCCCACTCATCTATTTCATCCTGATTTTTTATTTCATTACCAAACCAGGCTTTATCTGGTTCTGGGCGAGCTGGATTATCCTTAAAGAATTTCGCTAGTGAATCTCTATCCGCCCGCATACTATTTAACTCTTGTAGGGTGGCCCTTCTTTCAGCTAGTGCATTCTTATTATCATTATTATTGCTAGTAGAAGCACCTACTCTAGACATTCGGAACATAAATTCTTTATGACGAAGATCTTCCTTGACTTGATTATGTCTAGCCTCCTCTGCTTTAGCAGCAGCAATTACTTCTGTTCTTCGCATAGCATCAGTTGTATGCATCTTCCGAAAAATACGCTGTGCTTCTTCTGCCCCAACTTTAGCTATAATTTGGGTAGCTTGCTGTCCTTCTTCAGGAGACATAGTTTTATCCTGAATCATACCAAGGATAGCACTAGGTAATTCAGAAGGAGGTATGTCAGCAACCCGAGAGTACATAACATCTTGCCGTTGTTGTTGTCTAGCATACTTAGCAGCTTGTGCCTCTGCTTGTTGTTTCTGCATTCCAGGTAATTTTTCGATAGCAGTTAGCTGAGCCTTGCCCTTTAAATGAGGAACAATAGCTGTTAAAGCATCTGCTGGTTCTGTATCTGGGTTCTTACTATAAAGCTCGGCTAACTTACTACTAATCTCAGTGTCAGCTTTATAAGATTCTTGAAGACTTTCTATCTTTAATCGTTTCTCAATAGCCTCGTCAGCCTTGATTGAGGCCTCTGAGTTGAGAGTATTGTTTTTAACAGCTGCTTGCTCAGGAGCGTACTGGTACTGGAGAGCAGATTGCTGAGCATCTGCTATTGCTTTAGAACCTTCTGCGAAATCGGTCAGATAGGCTGGCATTAATCAAACCATCCAGATGGGTCTACCGGTCTTGGAGTAGAGGTCGTCACTGGAGCAGGAGCCTGTTGTGGACCATCACCATAAATAGAGTTAAGTCCGCCAAGACCCTGCATTATTGACTTGTATCCATTGTTACTCCTGTTATAATTAGTGGCATCATTAGCGGCATAGGCTGCTTGTCCTGCTGCAGGATTTTGAGACGCTCCTGATAATTGCATTAATCTATTAAGACTATCATTATAGAAAGTATTCGCAAATCCTTGGTCGTACTTAGCTAGCTCAATCTGCTCAGCTCCAGATTGAGTACGTCCTTGTGCGGCTAATGTTCTGATTACTCCCTGCTCTCCCTGAGAACGTAGCCACTCGTAACCAGGTTGTTTAGTAACTTCCCACGGATTAGACATAAGAGTATTTAGTTGCCCAATATACTGAGCTCTATATGGGGCAAATGGATCAGCAGCTTGTGCCGCTTGTTGATTAGACTGACCACTATCATCTCCACCTAGAAGACCACTAACCCCAGAGGCTATCCCCACAACAGAGCTTACTGTTCCTAAGCTATTATAGCCTGGATGTTGCAAACAACCTACATTACGAGAGCCAAACATAAGCATCCTCTTTCTTTAGTATCATTTTATAATGTCCCTCTGCCTGTTCAATAGATTTAAACTTTAATTTAGTAAGAAAAGTAATAGCTTTCTTATTAGAAATTTCTACTGATGTATATATCTTGTCGTAAATAGAGAATACTAACCTAAGTACTTCTCGTAAGCCCACTCTAATTATAGGAGACCGACGATACGGTTTTAATACATGTATATGCAAACTATCATTCTCTCTAAAAATACATCCCCAAGTATAATAGTATACTTGGAGAGTACTTAAAAGTTTCTTGTACATATCAAAAGACCAGTTTTGAAAAGTAGGTGAATTAACAACTAGTTCTAGATATACTTGCCTGTCTATATCATGCACTATCTATCCCACCTATATCAAAAGTAACCTCCAATGCCTCTAGTCTTACTGGGACATTATCATATATAAGTATTTGCCAAGCACGCCTATTTGCCCTACCCCACTGATTAAGCCAAGACCTATTTCTAGAGAGAGACACAGATCGTGCTAAAGAATACCCAGCAAAATCATTATCTGACTTAGATATATAAGCGGTAGCATCTACTTTATCTCCTATTACTTCTACACGTCTATAAAACTTATACTTATTAGTACCACTATCCTGTAGAGGTAATACAATTCTACAGTAGATAGGATTACCATTGTCTTGATATGTAATAGCAGATAATCTATAAATACTACTATTAAGATTATCCATTACATAATAACTAGTCTCGTCTGTAGTGTAGTATGTTGGTTTAAAATAAGTTTCTGTAGCCCCAGAAGTCCAACGATACCACTCGCGCTCTTCAAAATCATACACTAATGTAATATTACTGGCTGGCATTGTGAGTACATAAAGAGTATGTCCCTTTATTTTAAGACAATACGCCCTAGCTTCTGATAATGTATCTGCTTCTAGGTATCTATCTATATAACGAGTGGAAATCTTTGTCGGGCTTAGACCATCTAGAAGATAAACAGCCTTTCCATTTGTTTGTGATTGTCCCACAAATACTACGGTCTGATCTGAGTTAGCAACAGTATTCCCACTAGCACATCCAATACCTAACCTAGCTGATGTATTAACTTGAAAGGGGGAGCCTGTAGCATAACCCACATCATGGAAAAACTCAGTACTCCACTGACCAAAAGCAACAGCATAATTAAGATGTTTAGCTAAAGCTACTCCTTGATCTGGTTCTACCTCAGCTGAAACAAAGTCGAGTGCATTCCAAGTAGACGGATCGTCAATCCCTGAGCTATATAACCTTCCTGTAGTAGTGAGTACCAACATGTAACCATCAATATAAGCTACACCAGGACATAGCGGGTCTGTTGGAAATCCAGCTGCTACTACTTGAGTAACACTAGCTCCACCTGGAGTATATGTATAGGCTACTTTACCATCATGCATAAATATAGTAGTACCTGCTCCTGGGATAGTGCCTGCAGTAAGAACCGGAGTATATGTAATACGAATGAAGCCGTTACCACCGGCACCACCAGGTTGCCATGTCCCTGAGTTATTAGAACCAGTGCCACCTCCACCACCACCACCATAAGTACCGGCAGTCCCAGCTACTTCTGCTCCATAACCACCGTTCCAAGCTCCTCCAATACCTCCTGTAGTAGTGCCTGCTATAATACTGTATTGCGAGTTACCACCATTAGTACCATTTGGGTTGGGAGAAACAACAGCTGTTCCAGAAGTACCTCCTGGAGTACCACCTGCTCCTGCAGCACCACCACCACCAGTATTGGCACCCCCACCATTTCCTCCACCAGCTGTATATGGAGTGGCTGCATATGTTACAGTAGAAGCAGTTCCATTACCACCAGCACTTCCGTTTCCTACACCTGCGACACCACCGGCACCTACAGATATACTAACAGTTTGACCCGGAGTAACAGTAATGTTCTGTACAAGATACCCGCCAGAACCACCACCACCAGAAGCACTATACCCAGTAGAATGTCCATTACCACCAGCACCTCCACCACCTATAATAGTAGCTGATATGGTAGTCACATTAGCAGGCACAACAAATGAAAATGACCCTGCGGTAGTATAATCTTGTGTTATAGCAGTACTATTAGCTACTCTGTTACCTGTTTGGTTAAATGAGATGGATGGATAAGAGTTATTTGTACTAATAGCACCAAGAGAAGTGACACTCCCTGATGAAGATACCTTGTATAAAATATTATTGGATACAGCAAATAAACCAGAGAGAGCTTGGTAGATACCCTGTGCTTTCTGTGCAGGTAGATTATTACTAAACAAGGTGTATCCTGGTCTCTTTACAAAGAATCTTTTGTCAGCAGAACTCTCATACATTCCATTAGTTGAATAAGAGTCAGCCCCAAAAGAGGAGCTCCTAGATTCAATTTTAGGAACAAGAGGTAACCTTGCCATAGTCATTATTAACCACCTCTCAGATTAGGTGTAAAGAACACAGATGTGTATTCCTGATCCCAATCTTCTAACATATTACGATAGCTAGCAGCCCTTAGCGCGATCTCTGTGCGGTGATTAGACGGTACATCATACTCAAGTGCCATCTCGTCAGCTAAACCCCATACAAGAGCGTTATTCCACTCGCTAGGAAAATCAGGTATATCAGAGGAAGTTACTATATCCCCAAGTGCTTTCTGTGCCGTAAACAATAATTGGTAATTAGAACTAGTATTAGCATCTGGTGTAAGATACAGAGACAGTGTACTAGTTACTTTACCTACCTCAAGATAGACAGAGTTAGATGTCCCTGTAGAAAACTTAGATCCCAACGTATTATATTCTTGTCGACTGATAATCTGTAATGGTATATCTATCTGTGGAGTAACTGATATATTACGTAGCATAGTTAAGCCTTCTCCTGGAATCAAGCGAAGAGGCTTATCGTCTGTTAAATCAGATGATGTTCCTGTAGGACCAATAGTATAACTAGTCTTATTAGCCACCAAAGGAAGTGTATACTGTTTAACAGTCCATAGTTTAATTCCCTGAGTCTGCCACTGCTTAATCATTAAATTAAAAACAAGAGCAGCATTAGTTACCAAGGCTTGATCTATACTAGAAGCACTGTCTCCAGGTTCTAGTATACCTAACTTTCTAAAGGCAGCTGTTATAACATCATCTCGGGTAACACTAAAAGTAGTACTCATGTAAGTTTAGCTCCAATCTTTATGGAGAATTTTAGGAAAGCTTTGTATGCTTCTGTTGTAGCTTTATTATTAACAAAGGGATGTAACAACCAACCAAAGTTTGTATAGATAGAGTAATTTAAGTAAGGTAATTTAGTAATATGCATACTCTGATAGTAGTCTCTGCAGGTAGCTTTAAAGAATTGGCCTACATCTCTAGGATCTTTCTTCTCTAGCTTAGGATTGCCTGCATAAACTATTTCATCTATACTATTAAACTTTGCTGACAGCGGCCCGTATATCAAACCATAAGCACTATTACGCACAAGCCAAAGTACTTTGCCTAAATAGCTTTTATAGTTAGGATAGTGAATAGTCTGCCAGCCTTTGTCTCCATAGAGTGAGTTATCAGGTGTTTGAAACCAGCTTAACCATTTCGGCAAGCGAGGTTCATACAATCTAGCATTGTTATTGTCTGAATTACCAAGCTGCACCGTGGCGAAGAGAGGCAGAATAGGCGCTATCAGTGTGGCGAATACATCAACAGAGAAGTTAACTAGTAAACAACATAGCGTAATCGACCGTTACTTTGCGGTGTCAATCCGAGGTAAAGTAATACGAATGGCAAGGCACAGAGATAGAGCGCCAGCAACAGCGTTCTGGCGAATAGCATGATGGGGTAGTCCAGAATTTTCATCTCACACGACGGGCAGATATGCGCCCGTGAAATTGAGGCGTTCCGCTTGAATAGGACATCCACATTTTCAGATAATAGGTCGTCGTTGAAGCAATAAGCACACGTTTAGGCGGAATCGTTATAGTAGGAAAATATTGTGCTGTTGGTGGCACTGAATATCCTAGATTATCTCCAGTAGACATTCCCGCACTACTCGCTCCAGGCGCTGTACCTATACCACTAACGACTGCGGTAATAGAGACTCCTGTATTTACAATAGAGGCTGCAATTGCCGAAATATCCCAATCGCCAGCTGTAAGGGTGATACTGGTAATATCTCCATAAGTACTAGGCGCCGGGGCATTTACTGATGTAGCAGTTGACTCTACGTACTCTCCTACGTCACCAGCTGCCGCAGCGGTATTGGTATTGATCCCTTTAATCGAAGTTCCACCTGTGCGGTTAATAGAGGTAACAGCGGTCATTGATGTAATGTCGGCATTGGCACCAGAACTCGCAAGGTCTGCATCAGAAACAGCTGTATTTAGCTGAGCCTTGGTGAAGCTGCCCAGCACCGCTGCATTGCCAACCGAGGTGACATGCCCGGTGAGATTTGCATTGGTCGTGACATTGGTCGCATTAGTCGCTGTCGCAGCGTTACCCGATGTATTAATACTCCAAGTACCTGTCGCGTTGGAACCGTCTGAGTTAGCTTTGGTTGGTACTACCGTATAGACAGCTGTGTTGACATCATTTAGCCAATCAGCTACTATAGGTGTACTATAGTCTGTGAATGTAGTACTAGACAAAAGATGACTCCTTTATGTAAAAGTTGAGGGTGGGACTAGGCCAGGATTAACTATATTCCCAGCTATAGCACAACCAGAAATAGCATAACCAACTATAGAAGTTCTAGTAGTGCACCCTAATACATAAGTATCACTACTCTCCGGCCTAGTCCAAGAAGGAGCCTGTGTATCAGTTACGCTACGAACAAAGTCTTGTGGGTGACGAGGCTCCCAACACTTATAGCAAACACGTAGCCCATCCCATCTGCTCTTTAATTCACTAGCCTTGTACTGCCACCCGCAATCATCGCAGATAGCATTCCAGTCACCACGAATATAGGAGGGGTGGATCATTTATTTAGTTCCCCACTTCTTATCAAAGGTTGGTCGTAGAAGTCAGTCATTTCATTGTCCCGTCATAGGCCGCATAACAGGCTTCAAGTCCGGCGTCTTGGATTGCAGCGGCTGCGGCGTACCGCTCAAGAAACTCCGCATGGCTTCTTGCCAGTTCAGCCCCGTTTGCGTCCTTGCAGTCAACTCTGGCGGTTGCGGGCAAACGTGCGGGGCGATCGGGGCGGTCGCGCAGGCTGACAATAGCAACGTCCAGATGATGCTGTACTTCCGCCAGTTTTTCAGCTTGGTTTGTTGTGATTTCATTTACTTCCTCCTGCCATTGGGTTTCTGTATCCCTAGCCTTTTGTAATGCCTGAGCGCGTTCGCTTTCCAGCTTCGCTACCATGCGTGCATGTTCGGCATTGCTTCCGTGGGCGTGCCAGTAGAAGCCATTGAGCACGAATGCGCCTAGCAGCACCAGCAGTGCCCACGGGTTGAACATGATCAGCCGATCTTCGTTGTTGCGCGTACCCTGCCATAGATCGACATCAATCCACCAATCACGGCAACGAATGACTCTGCCAGCCCATCCGTCCCGCCAATATCGAATCCTGCCGCCTTGGAAATCGAGGCCAGAACGGAAATGATGGCACCCCAGATAGTCACCGAAGTTAATGCGCTTTTTGTATCCATGTAAATCTCCTTAAATGATGGTTTTGCCAGCAGCGGCTTGCGCCAAAGTCAATCCACCGCGATACTGGCAATGCGCG